AGCTATGCCAAAGACAGCGTTTAAACAGGAGGAAGAATATGAGTAATGTAATAACTATATGGGACGAATCAGACGGATTTATATATGGAACTTTCAAAAACAAATTGGAATTGCATAATAGTTTTAGAGAACAATATAAAATGAATTGCACATATCAAGATAAAGAATTTGAAATTCATAATCCGTTAGGCGATTTAAATGATGAAAATTATTTAGATGAGGAAATAAATCAATATCTTTGCCAATTTGGATTAAGCATTAAGGAGGAAGAAGATGACAGTTGAACAATTACAAGAAAAACTTAAAAAGTTTAATCCAAATGATGAATTAATTTTTTATCATTTAAAAAATTATAATCTTGAAGGTTGTCAGTTAGAAAGTATTTTTAAAACTGATTTGGGTGTAGAACTTACAATAGAGGAGGTGTCAGATGACAATAACAGTTAAAGAAACTTGGTGGGAGTTAGTGCAACGAGAGAATGTTTTTGAAGTTGAGGATATGGAAGAAGCATACAACGGAGAAATAATGTTAGGGTCAGGAGATGAAGTGTCAAGCGAACTACATTTAAAAGGTGGTTGTGATATAGAGTATGAAATTTTAGAGGAGGTGTCAGATGAGTAATCACTATAACGACTTAGCATTTGAAAAGATTATGCAACAAGTAAGAGAAGATGATAACAACGGATTGTTAGAAGAAGAAATCTTTACTTACGAAACAAGGCTTGGACTTCATGCAGATGATGACAGGGATGAGATACTGTATCAGATTGCAGAACAAAGAGCTTGGGAGTTAGGAATATGACTTTATATGGAAGAGTGCAAGAGGTAGCTGTAAGAGACTTTGAGTTCTTACGATTGCTTTCAGAAGGTAGTCTGGATATGTTAGTAACAAAAGTTACAGAACATCTAAAGAACTACGAAGGAGAGGATTGTAAAGAGGGCTTTATCTATCAATGTATTATGGAGGAGGTAGCACACTTAACGACTAAAGGTTTGCTACTGGAGATGCAATGACACAGTATAGCGATAGAGTTCAAAAACAAAAAGAAATACTTGAACAAGAAAAGTTAGATAACCAAGTTACATCTTTAGATTTTAGATATAAAAATGGTAAGTGGACAAAAATAATTACTAAATATGCTAATGGTAAAGAGGTCACAGAATATAGAGATAAAAGAAAAAAGGATAAGGTAGAATGGCATTAAGAACTAAAGTAATACAAAGTATAGACCATGTTAAAAAGTCTACATCACAGGGCATAGGAGGGCGTTCTAGGAGTATTAAAATATCAACCAAACACATGAACAAAAATAAAAAGAGAAGTTATAAAGGATACAGAGGACAAGGAAGATGATTAAGAATTTTTTTTATTGGGTATCAGAATGTTGGAATCTAGTTATGAATGTAAAATATAATCCACTAAAAAATATTAACGAGCCGTCAATACAAGCATACTTTATGTTGGTATTGTTTACTATATGGTCAATGTTTTTTGGATTTATAGCTACATATTATTTAGGGTGGTATGGCTACGATACTATTACAAGTATTGTGGCTCATCTAACTGTATTGATTCCAGTTGTATTTACTAATGCAGTATTTAAAGATGCAGAGAGGAATGGCGATAAATGGTTCTTAGCTTTCAAAGATAAACAAAGAAAGAAAAAATTATTTAGTAAAGATAATAATATTGTTAAATGGGATTTAGATAAGGAGGCATAATATGAAAGCAACAATGAACAAAGAAGAGTACAAATACTTTACAGAAAGTCTGGTAATTATAAAACAAAAAGCAAACATAGATATTGCTCATACTGTTGAGTATCAAGGCGATAAATTTATAGTAGAGATACTAGATGATGTAAGTTTAGAAGGGCTAGATGAGATATTGCATGTTTAAACAGCATGAAAATTGTCACAATATTGTCACACAAATGTCATCATATTGTAACAATAGTATGGTAGACTATGCACATAAAAATATCTTGAGTAACCGAACAAGCCCTCTATCTCCATGTGTTAGTAGGTTTGGTTCTGACCACGACTCTGAGAGTAGTCGGCTCACAACTCTCATTTATTTTAACAACTTCTTAACTAAATCATAGGAGGTATATATGATAGTAGAAGGAACTGGGTATTGGGCATCTATCAAGACACCTAATACTACTTTTGAACCTGTATACACTATTAACTTAGTAGTGGAACAGAGTGTTGCTGATGACTTTGCAAGTCGTGGGCATACAATAAAGCAAATGGATGAAGGTCCTGCTTTGGTTATCAAGAGAAAGGTTAATGGTCCTAATGGTATGGTTAGGAATGCACCTAGATTACTTGATTCCAATAAGCAAGACATCAATGTTGCTGTAGGGAATGGCTCTAAAGTTAGAGTTCAATGTAGTGAATACGAATGGGAGTATGCTGGTAAGTCAGGCAAGAGTCTTGACCTACAAGGTGTACAAGTAGTTGAGCTTGTTGAATACAAAGCTGAAGATGGGTCAGAATTTTTTGATGATAACGAGGAGTTTTAATAATGATTATTACCATCAAGAATGATAGTGGCGAAACAGTTTATGATGTTTCAAAGATAGAGAATAGTGATTCCAGAATGAATGCTAGTGTTAGCATAAATAAAATGGGAACACTAAATACTTTAGTTGAAGCACTAAACTTTGCTACACAAGGACATCAAGGTAATCTTGAAACATTACTAGCTGATTGTCCAGAAGCTGTGGTGGAAACACCAACAGAAGAAGAAGAAACTTCAACAGAAGATGATTCTTTAAACGAGGTATCGTAATACCTTAGTGGCTAGGAGTGAGCTGTTGTAAAAGCCTTGCGTATATTGACAGTTGAGTCCTATACAAAAGTAGGTTACAGATGAAAGTAAATAAGAACTACCACCACCATGCACTAGCCACAATTTTTTATAGGAGATAGAATGAATACAAAATTTATTAAACACAAACTACCATGTCCTAAGTGTGATAGTAGTGATGCTGTTTCACTTAATGATAATGGTTCTGCTAAATGCTTTAGCTGTAATACATTTTTTCCAGACTATGATAATGCGAGTGCGTTTAAACAGGATGATAATATATTAGAAATGAAACAACCAGAAACATCTTTCTTAAATTCTTATACTGGTATCTATGCACCTTTAACAGATAGAAACATATCTGAGAAGACAGCTAGAAAGTTTGGAGTCAAGGTAGTTAAAGACCACAACGGACAAATCAAACAACACATCTATCCCTTTTATAATGGAAGTGAGATAGTTGCAACCAAAACTAGGTATGTTGACAATAAAAACTTTGCATGTAATGGAACTTTTGAAGGTACAGGATTGTTTGGAGAGCAACTGTATCGTAACAAAGGTGGTAAGTATTTAACTATTACAGAGGGAGAGTGTGATGCAATGGCAGTCTATGAATTGATGCAAGGTAAGTCTAGTGTTGTATCAATCAAACGAGGGGCTTCATCTGCCGTTAAAGATATACGAGAGAGCATTGAGTTTGTAGAGTCATTTGATAATGTTGTTCTTTGTTTCGATAATGACAAAGCCGGTATTGAATCTGCAAGACAAGTAGCTAGAATACTTAAGCCAAGTAAAGCTAAGATAATAAATTTACCTAACGGATATAAAGATGCTAACGAGATGTTAGCTAAGAAAAAGTTTCAAGAGTTTTCTACTGCATGGTGGGAAGCCAAAACTTATACACCATCTGGTATCATGGAGTTAGCTAGTAAGAAAGATGAATGGTTAAACAGAGAAGAGAAAGAAAGTATTGCATATCCTTGGGAAGGTTTAAACAGGAAGTTATATGGTATGCGTAAAGGAGAACTTGTAACTCTTACTGGTGGTACAGGACTTGGTAAGTCTAGTGTGACTAGAGAACTTGAGCATCATCTTATAAAGAATACAAAAGATAATGTAGGTATCATAGCACTAGAAGAAAACTGGTTGAGAACTGCAGATGGTATTGTGTCTATCGAAGCTAATGATAGAATATATTTATCAGAGAAACGAGCTAAGTATACAGATGAAGAACTAAATACTTTATTTGATAATGCAATAGAAGAGGGGAGAGTTTATATTCATGCACATTTAGGAGCAACAGATATTGATGAGATATTTTCTAAGTTAAGATATATCATTGTTGGTTGTCAATGTGACTGGGTGGTGGTTGACCACTTACACATGCTTGTAAATGTGTTGACAGAGGGAGATGAGAGAAGAGGTATCGACATGCTAATGAATAGACTTCGTAGTCTGGTAGAGGAAACTGGTGTGGGTATGATACTGGTATCGCATTTGCGTAGGGCATCTGGCGATAGAGGACACGAGAAAGGTATACAGGTATCTCTATCTCATCTCAAGGGTTCGCAAGGTATAGCACAGTTGTCTGATTGTGTTATAGCACTAGAGAGAAATCAACAAGCAGAGAATCCAGATGAAGCTAACATAACTAAAGTAAGAGTATTGAAGTCAAGATATACAGGCGATACTGGAATGGCTTGTAGTTTAAAGTATGACATTGATACTGGTAGATTACATGAAGTAACAGGGGAGGAAACATTTGACAATGAAGCTGATTTTTGATATAGAAACTGATGACCTAGATGCTACAAAAATTTGGTGTATTGTAGCAAAAGAATTAGATGGTAAGTCTTACAGATTTACACCAGATGAAATAGAAGATGGTATAAAACTATTACAAGATGCAGACACTTTGATAGGACATAACATTATAGGGTTTGACTTACCGGTTCTTGGTAATCTTTACAACTTTAAATACAAAGGAAAGATTATAGATACTTTGGTTATGTCAAGACTTTACAATCCAGTTAGAGAGAATGGACATAGCTTAAAGACTTGGGGATATAGATTAGGAATACCTAAACAAGAACAACCAGAGTTTGAAAGTTATACTCCGGCTATGTTAAATTATTGTGAGCAAGATGTAATATTAAATGAAGCTGTATATAAATATTTATTGGATGAGGGTACAGGTTTTAGTAAACAATCATTTGATTTAGAACAAAAAACTGCATCAATTATAAGAGAACAAGAAAAGACAGGGTTTTATTTTGATAGTAAACAAGCCATGACTTTACTTGCTGAACTTAATCAAAACAAAGCAGATGTAGAAGATGAAGTACAAAAAACATTTAAGCCTAAATGGGTAGAAGATAAAATGGTATTACCCTACACTAATAAGAATGGAGAGTTAAGTAAGAGAGGACTTACAGATGATGAGTATGAAAATATTCTTATCTCTGGTAATAGAGAACCCTTTATGCGTAGAAAGTTAGTTGACTTTAATTTAGGTAGTCGTAAACAAATAGGAGAGTATCTTATAGACTTTGGTTGGCAACCAGAAAAGTTTACTCCTACTGGACAACCTATTGTAGATGAAGGCACACTTAAAAAGATTACTCATATCAAGGAAGCTAAACTAATAGCTGATTATTTATTGTATCAGAAAAGAATAGCACAGGTCTCATCTTGGATTGATGAATTAAAAGATGATAGAGTTCATGGTAGAGTTATACCTAACGGAACTATTACAGGAAGAATGACTCATAGAAACCCTAACATGGCTCAAGTTCCAAACTTAGGTAGTCCTTATGGTAAAGAGTGTCGTGCTTGTTGGACTGTACCAGAGGGATATAAACTTGTAGGTATAGATGCTAGTGGACTAGAGTTAAGAATGTTAGCACACTATATGAATGATGCTGATTATATTGAAGAGGTAGTTAATGGCGATATACATTCTACTAATCAAGAACTTGCCGGTCTTAAAACTAGAGACCAAGCTAAGACATTTATTTATGCTTTAGTATATGGGGCTGGAGATTTTAAGATAGGTAAAATAATAAACGGAGATATTAAAAAAGGTAAAGCATTACGAGAAAGATTCTTCCGTAATTTACCGGCTCTAAAAAAGTTAAAAGACAGAGTGCAACAAGCTTCTAATCGTGGATTCCTAAAAGGTATAGATGGTAGAAAGATATATGTAAGAAGTCAACATGCTTCTTTAAATACACTACTACAAGGATGTGGTGCTATTGTAATGAAACAAGCTATGGTAAACTTACATGAACTAATCAAACTTAATACAGTAGATGCTCAATTTGTGGCTAACATACATGATGAGTGGCAACTACAAGTTAAAGAATCTCAAGCAGATTATATTGGCAGACTAGGTGTTGAGTCAATAGAAAAAGTAACAGAGCAGTTTAACATGAGATGTGATTTAACTGGTCAATATAAAATAGGAGGTAATTGGAGTGAAACCCACTAAAGAAGATAGAAAAAAGTTTGACATAGATTTAGAGTATGGTCAGATAAGAGAAGATAAAATAGCAGAAATGTTTACAGATAAAAAGATAGAAGTAAAATCTGAACGAGGGATGTGGATGAAGACGGGTAACATTTGTATTGAGTATGAATCTTATGGTAAACCTTCTGGTATCATTACAACTGAAGCAGACTTTTGGTTTCATAATCTTTGTATTGATGATGACATATTCTGTACCTTTATATTTGATGTACCAAAACTAAAACAACTTATAGATAAATTAGATTTTAAAAAGTCTGTATGTGGTGGAGACCATAAAGCAAGTAAGATGTGGTTAGTAAATATTAGAAAATTATTTACATCTGATGTATTTAAAACATTTAAGGACTTAAAAAATGACTAAACCCCTTGACAAAACTGAATTAGATAAGTATAATAAATTTACATCCGAGTCCGGACATTGGTATTCTCTTGAGGGAGAACCTATGTACACTATCATAGGGGCTAATGGTAAAGAAAGAAATACTACATTAAGGGATGCTAAAAGTATAGGACTTGTTCCTTCCGTTACTACTATTCTTGGTATGGTTGCAAAACCGGCACTAGAAAACTGGAAGATAACTCAAGCAATAAAATCTGCAGCAACACTTGACATAGGAGATGAAGAGTCTATGGATTCTTTTGTGTACAGATGTAAAGCTGATGCAAAACAGATTGGTTCTAAAGCTGCAAAAGAAGGAACTAAAATACATGCACAAATAGAAAAAGGATTTCTTGGCAAGGGTAAATCTAAACCTTACAAGATTATTCAATCATGGTTGGATGAAAACTTTCCTAATGAAGATTGGATAGCAGAAGATTCTTTTTGTGCGAATCAAGGTTATGGTGGTAAGATAGACTTGTACTCTAAGTCCGGCATCTTTGTGGACTTTAAAACTAAAGATAACCTTAAAGGTAAAGAACCTAGTAAATTAGTTTATGATGAACATGGTATGCAACTATCAGCGTATGCTCAAGGTTGTAACATAGATGACCCTACAAGAGTTTCTATCTTTGTAGATAGAGCAGATACAAGTATAGTTCTTTGTCATATATGGGATAAAGAATCACACGAGAAACATAAACAAATGTTTAATAGTATATTAAAATATTGGCAACTGGTAAAAAATTATGAATGGCAAGAAGTCTAAACTAATAAGAAGAAAAGCAGAAGAAAGATTATTAGATTGGTTAAGAACCATGACACCTGATGGAGAAGATAAATCTAGAATCAACAAGAAAAATTTACATGAGTTTCTTCCTGAACAAACACACATCTTTGCTAATAATAAATTTATGATTAGTGCATATAGTTTAAGATGGTTTTACAAACAAACAAAAAAAGAATATTATGAAAAAAATAATTAATTATAAATTTAATGAAGATAAAATTTTAAAACTTATAAAAGAAAATATTGATGCTACATATAATCAACATTATGCTAATAAAAAGTATCAAGCTACTGATATGATATTAGATTCAGGACATGGAGAAGGTTTTTGTATTGGAAATATAATGAAGTATGCTATGCGATATGGTAAAAAGAAAGGTCATAATGATTCAGACTTATATAAACTAATACATTACGCTATAATAGCAATATATGTAAATTATCAAGATTGGGATGGAGAAATAAAATAATGGTAGAAGATAAAGTAGGAACTAAAAGTTATTTAGGAATCATAATAGACTATGACAAAGAGAA